GATTTTAAATTAAGGAGATATTATGAAACTATTATGCGAATTTATTGATAAAGGAAATTTAGAAATTATTAATGAAATTTCTAAAGAAACTGGCAGTAAAATTTGTCGTTTAAAAGGCCCTTTTCTTGAAGCCACTACGAAAAATAAAAATGGAAGAATTTATTCTCAAGAAATTATTGAAAGAGAAGTTAAAAAATATAATGAAGAAAAGATTTCAAAAGGAAGATCGCTTGGCGAGTTAGATCACCCTGAGAACCCCCAAATTAACTTAGAAAGAGTTTCCCACGTTATAGAGTCTTTGATTATGGATGGTAACAAAGGAATGGGTGTTGCTCGAATCATAGATACTCCAATGGGAAGAATAGCACGAACTCTTGTTGAAGAAAAAATTTTATTGGGAATGTCAACTCGTGGAGTCGGAACTCTTGATGGTGAAAATGTAAAAGATGATTACGTTATGTTGGCTTGCGACATAGTTTGTGATCCGTCTGCTCCATCGGCTTTCGTCGAAGGTGTTCTAGAAAATAAGGAATGGATTATTCAGGGTGATAGGATTGTAGAGGTTGCTGTTCAGAATTTGAAGAAATCCGTTGACAAAAAATACGATCCTAAGTCCTTGTCAAATGATGTTTTAAGTTATATGATGAGGTTCTTGGAAGAAATTCAGCAGAAAAAAGTATAAATTTTGATACTTTTTTAAGTGCTGTAAATATAAATAATTAACGAGTAAGTAATGGGAGGAAGATTTATGAGCAAGAAAATTACCGATAAGATTAAAGAAATGTTGACTCCGGAAGACCTTAAAGTTTTTGAAGCAGCTATTGAGAAGATGGTTGCGACAAGAGTTGGTTTAAAGGAAGAAGAACTTAAAAATAAGTATGATGCATTGGCGGAAGAGTATGTTGCTAAAAAAGTAACAGAAGAGTCTGAGAAGTCCAAGGCCACACTTATTGAGGAATACGATGCTAAGCTTAAGAGCATTGAGCAGAAGGTTGTTACCAAGCTTGGTTCTTTCCTTGACCATGTAATTGTTGAGCAGATTTCTGATGATACAATTACAAAGCTTGCTATCAATGAGATTGCAATGCCAGTTGTTGAGCAGATTAAGAAGGTTTTTGGACAGAACTATATTGAGATTGATTCAGATGGTTCTGCACTACTTAAGCAGGAACAGCAAAAGGTAGTAAAGCTTGAGAGTGAGCTTTCTGATGCACATGCTAAGATTATGGAAGCCGAAGATAGACTTGAGAAGTCTGCAACATTCTTGCTTATCTCTGAGAAGACAAAGGGTCTTACTGAGTCTCAGATTCGGAGAGTTACCAAGATGTTCAAGAACAAGAAGTTTGATGAAGTCAAGGATGCAATCGACGAGTTTGTTTTAATGGTAAAGGAATCCAATACCCCGGCCAAGATAAGGAACGAGAGTAAGGGAACGATGGAAGAAATCATTACTGAAGGCGATCATATGGAAGAGCAGAAGCCATCAGTTAATGAGGAAAAGGAAGAGTTTACATACGCCGATAAGGCAAACAGATATTTAGAATAATAAACAAGTTTCTTAACAATTCAGGATAGAAGGGAGGAAAAAATTATGAGTCTTTCACTAATTAAGAAATGGGAATCTGCCGAAGGTAAGATGTCTATTAAAGACCTTAAGGACAGATACGTTAAGGAAAACCTTGCAACTCTTTTGGAGAACCAGGAGAGAAAGGACTTTAACGGACAGGAAGTTTTGACTGAAGCATCACAGGGTAATATGAACTATGGTAATCTTGGTGGATTTGCTAATGGTGGCGACGCTTCTGACTCTTGGATTTTCAGACCGATCGCCCTTGCCCTTGTTAGACGTACATTCCCGGACCTTTTTGCAAATAAGGTTGTTGGTGTTCAGGCTATGTCTACACCAGTTGGCCTTGCATACGCAATGCGCGTAGTTTACGATGATGGAAAGGGCAATGAGTCTTCTTGGGATAAGGTTCCAGAGTATGCCGGTTATACTGGCTCTCGGGTTGGAACATCTGCTGCTCTTGAGGGTGCTTTTAATAACACATCAGCAGATAAAGGTGTCTATGATACTTCCGCTACTGGTGCTGATACCTCCGCCGCTGAAGCTTGGACAATTGGCGACCAATGTGTTTCTGCAACAGAAGCAGCCGGTTGCGGTGACTGGCCACAGCTTAGAATGAGAATTGACCAGCTTGCTATTACTGCTAAGACAAGAAAGCTTGCAGCTAGCTTCAGTCTTGAAGCTGCTCAGGACGTTAAGGCCATGCACGGTATCGACATCGAGCGTGAAATGGTTCAGTTCTTGCAGTATGAGATTACCGCTGAACTTGACAGAGAGCTTATTGCCAGAATGAAGGCGGCCGCTGTCAACACCACAAACGGTGGAGAGGTTATCGGTGCTATCGACCTTACTGGTGGTGTTAGCTCCACTGGTATCGACGGCAGATGGTCTGGTGAAAAGTACATGAACATCATCAGCGCAATAGTTTATCAGCAGAACAAGATCGCTGTTACAACTCGTAGGGGTCCGGGTAACTTTGTTATCGTATCTCCTGCTATCGCAACGGCACTTCAGGCAGCCGGACATACTTTTGTCAACTATAACCAGAATGTTAACGCAAACCAGGTTATGGCTTCAATTGGTAAGTTGAACGGCACAATGGAAGTCTATCGTGACCAGTATGCTCGTGCAGAGTATGCTTTGATTGGTTACAAGGGTAATGGTATCAGCGACTGTGGTATCATCTTTAGCCCGTACATCATGGGTCTAACGAACAGGGCAATCCATCCGTCTGATTTCACACCAAGAATCGGTGTTATGAGCAGATATGCAATTACCGACACCTTGCTTGGAAGTGGACGTTATTACAGATTGATTCCGTTCTTCAATGTCAACAAGCTTATCCCGGGCGCAACAACCAGTAATCTTCCTTCTGGAATTGCTGGACGTGGATGGTAATTGACTGAGAAGTTAGTTACTCAGTAAAAAAGAAGGGTTGGTGAGAAATCACCAACCCTTTTTTGTTACGCTTAGAAGTCATTCAAGTATAAATATATAAGAGAGAAAATTGTTAACCATACTTCTTTAGGAGGATTGATTATGAAAGTGATTAATGTTGCAGGTTTTGATGTTAAATTTGATAAGAATGGAAGGACTTATAGTATTCCTAATGATGGTTTATTGCATGTGATACCAGATGAGTGTTTTTATACTGATAATTTTCAAGGTCTTTTAAGAGTGATTGTTCCACCACAGCCAGTTAAACAGGTTCTTAAAACAATTGATACTCCAAAATTTGATATTAATGAACCTACTATTAAGGAAATTATTATTGAGAAGATTGAAGAAAAGAAAAGTAAACCATTGAAGGGAGTTAAATTAAATAAAAAAGTTAGATTGGAAAAGAAAAAAACAAGACCAACTGGCAAAAAAACTCTAGTAACAGAGGAAGTAAATGGTTCTATCGGATAAAAATGTCAAAATCTAAAACCAAAGTTTTGAGAAAATGTGATATATGTGGCGAAGCTTCTGAAGTTGATTTGGATAATGGAATATGTTTATGTAATCATTGCCATAAACAATTTCATAAAATTTACGGTAAGAAAAGAAATAATCAAAATCAACTTAATGAATTTTTAGGAGAATAATATGGCAAAGATTACTAATCTCACTGAAATGAAGAACTATATCCTAACTCAATTAGGATTTCCGGTGATCAATATTGAAATTTCGGATACACAACTTGAACAGGCTATATACGATACTTGTCAGGATTTCCAGCGTTACAACTACGACGAGGGATCATTTAGAGATTACTTCTTGTTTCAAACATCAGCCGGTCAAATGGATTACCCAATTTCAGCATGTAGAGACTATGCTACAAGTGCAGTTCTAGAAAATGTTCAACATGCTTGGGAACTTTCAATTGCTTTTGGAGCAGACGGTATCAATACTTTATTTAGTCCAACTCATATCCTTCTTTACGATCAGTATGTCAACCAAGGTGGTTATCCGGGAGGTCCAGGTTCAATAGGAGGAATAGGTTTAACACTGACCAACTATTCTACCGCAATGGTTTACTTGGATATGATAAACGAAATGTTTGGCAAGATGTATCAAGTAGACTATTTACCTGGTAGAGAAGTCATAAGAATCACTCCAACACCAACGGAAGCCTTGGTTGGAGTCCTTATCTTTTGGAAAAGAGAGTATGCGGAGAACTTATACAATAATCCATTGGTTAAGAAGGTATCTGTTGCAAGAGCCGGTATGCGTTGGGGAAGAAACCTTTCTAAGTATGGAGGAACATTGCCAGATGGATTGACAATTAATGCTGATGCTATTATTTCGGAATATAAAGAGATGGAAGAAAAATGGTTAGAAAGATTTTGGGATGAAAGCGAACCACCAGATTTTCAGGTTTTATAATATGCCAAAAATAATGAACAAAAAAGGGGAAATAATTATTATGTCATTTAAAGATTATTTAAAAGAAAGCTTAATTCAAGAAGCTAAATATTTTAGTTTAAAAAAGAGTTTTGTTTATGTTTTATTGTGAGTTATGTAATTATATAACTGAGAGTCGTAGTAAGATAAATTATCATCATATAGTTCCTTCTGAGTTAGGGGGAATTGATGGTGACCAGAATAGGGTTTATATATGTCCTAATTGTCATAATTTAGTTTATGTAAAGGAGTCTAAGCAGGGA